AGTATCCTCGTTTAATATTCACTTCAAATTTTTATACATCACGAGAAGAGAAAGTCCTTTATTTAATGAAAGATTTTAGTTTTGATACTGCTGATCGACGATATTTAACCGCTGTACGAAATTTTATTACACCGGCATTGCGGATGTTAGAATACAAGTTACGGAGTGACAAATATATAGGAAAATTAGATTTTCAGTACTCGCCTAGGGAAAATATAAATAGGATAAAGATGCTTACGTCTGGGGGTTTTATAAATGCGAAAAAGTCAAATTTTTACTGTGATGGTGTCGCTGTTAAAGTGATGGCATCAGGAAAGAAAGTGTATCTATTTGAAGCTTCTACTAGAAAATTACATAGATTTATGATAGATCTAGCTATGGAAATGGATCCGCGCTTTCAAACTTATTGTATAACAAAAGTAAAAGGTGAGCCTCGTTATCATTTTTTTAAACAATTTTCAGGATTGGATAAATTTTTGGTTAAGGGAAGAGAGTTTTTTATTCCCGAATTGTGTCTGACGATATTATCAGATATGATGCATAAAAAGCGTATGCTTTTTGAACGAGGTGATGTTATAACTATAGGTGTTAAGCCTTGGTATGGAGGTTGGTATGATTTGGCTGTTAAAATGAATTATAATAATCCTGAGATATTTTGGGTAGATGGAGATATTACTGCCCTAGATAAGCATATTCAAGACTGGATGTTATACCTCTATTTAGCTAGGGGCGCTCGATATTATAATTGGTCAGGAATGAATCGAGTTCAACGACGTGTGTTGAAGAAATTATATGCTATATTGACGTATCATGTTACAAATAAGATTACATTACATGTAGGTACTATATGGCGTTTAATTCGAGGAGTGATGTATTCAGGAGGTAAGGAAACGTCACATGGTGATTCTTGGATCATGGCTTTGATTTTTTACGTTTATGTTTTTTATAAAATGTATGAATATCCGCACGCTGCACCTTTTATATATTCTGCTTTATTGAGTGATTTTATAGCTATAATAGTATATGGTGATGACCACATTTGGTGTGCTCTTAAATGTTTTAGACATATTTTAAATGCTCATTCTTTTCACGAGTTTTTACGAGATAAATTTGGTATGGAGCTGAGAGATTTTAAGGAATATGATGAATTTCTTTCGGTTCCTGACTATGGTAATGGTACTTTAACTTACGCTGGTCCTAAGTTTCTTAAGCGATACTTTGTGGAAAATTTTTTACCTGGAGCTGCTCCAGTGTTACCTTATAAACCTTATTTTGAGTCCACATTAAGGTTATGTACAGTAAAAGAGGAGGAAGATTTTCCGGGCTTATACCTGAAAGCGATAGGTCAGGCCTGGGATACAACTGGAACAAATCCTTTTATGTACGGAGTGGCTAGATATGTTTATGACTATGCCAGTGCTCACTCTTCTAAGACACCTGCGGAAATTGTTCAGGAATGGTCTCTAGATCCGTCTAAAGCAGAGATAATGAGATCGATGTCTAAGAAGGCCATGATGCCGCGAGATGCTTTTATAAATGGTTTTCCTACGTTAGAAGAGTTACAAAGTAGGCACGTATATAATCCGG